GGTATCCCTGGACTTCCCCAATGTAACACCGTTACAAATATCAATTCTGTAACCAATAGTAACAATATTGTAACTGTACAATGTTATTCATTAGTGCTACTATATAATCAAACATTTAGAAAAGGGTGGGTGTTATGACGAAAGAAGAATTAAATAATTTAATAGTTTTAAATGAGAACTATAAAACAGGTGAGCCATTATTTTTGGTATCATATCCGTACTTATTTAAAATTACTTATGATGACACTGATTCAATAAAGAAGGAGGATAGCGATGAATAAACGTGAATCTATGGATTTTTTGCGGGAAACTAGTGTAAATTGTATCGAGGTCTTACATTTTATAGAAACAGTTTGCCAAAATAACAATCAACCATTAAAGAATTTAGGTATATTGCACGATGTAGAACATGAATTGATTGACTATAAAGCTAAGTGTAATGAATACCTAGATAAATGGCAAACGCTAGAATTTCGGTGCAGAATATTAATTGCTTATTTACGAAAATATTGTAAAGTTGTTAAATTAGATGATGAACTTGTTCGTACTTGTGAGGAAATATTGGCTGGAAAGATTGTATATTAAGGAGGAACAAAAATGACTTTATTAATGGGTGTAGATGTTAGCAAATATCAAGGCGTTGTCGATTGGTCTAGGCTTAAAGAGTATGGGTACACATTTGCAATCATACGCGCAGGCTATGGGATGTATGAAAAACAGGAAGATCCTTATTTCATAAGAAATATAACTGAAGCTATTGACAAGGGCTTTGATATTGGTGTTTATTGGTTTAGTTATGCTTCGAACGAAGTAGACGCAGAGGCTGAAGCTAGTTTATGTTATCAAACCATTAAGCCTTATTTATCAAATATTAATATAGGTGTATTTTTTGATTATGAATATGATTCGGTAAATTATTATTACGAAAGATACCAGAAGAGGCCAACACAAGCATTGACTAAAAGCATGTTCTTAAGTTTTCATCATTACTTACAGCGTTATAATATAAAAACCGGAATTTACACTAATCATGATTTCATTACATCATATTTTAAAGGTCTTGACTATGATAGCAAAGAATTTTTATTATGGTTTTCCGACCCTTCCAATAACTATAGAGATAACTATTCATGGGACATTTGCCAGACGGGAATTTTAGAAATTGACGGGGTTAATTTTGACATTAATATTATGCCAGAGCATATAACGGAAAAGCCAGCTGAAGATGGTTTTATAGTTTATACTATTAAATCAGGAGATACACTTTCTGGGATAGCGTCTAAATATGGTGCGACTTTATCGCAATTATTAGCTTGGAATCCTGAATATAAAACAAATCCAAATATTATATATACAGGACAAACCGTAAAAATAAAGACTCTGACAGCTTCAGGTTATGCAGTAGGTGACATAGTAAAAATAAAAAAAAGCGCTCAATATTATGCTGGCGTGAGTGTTTTAATTCCAGAATATTATAAAGGGGTTAACTTCACCGTTATGCAAGTGAAAGCAGACCGTTTACTTTTACAGGAAATATATTCATGGGTTAACATTAACGACGTAGAGAAAGCCGAATAATCGGCTTTTTTTTACTAAAGAAAGGAATTTATAGAATGGAAAAAGCAAAAACAATTTCAATTACTGTTTCACGTGAAACGCTCGAAATTTTAGATAGAATTGTTTTATTGACTGATAAGACGCGCAGCGCAATTATTCGGGATATGGTCAAAGAATCATGGATTGATTATTGTAGAAAGCAAGGTGATTTATTTTGAATAATAACAATTTAAAGCTTGGCAATTATAACGTATATAATCCCTATACTTTAGTTAGAAAGTTTAGTGAACGAGAATTGAGGCAGGAATACAGCAGGCTAAGAAGTATAGCGATGAAAAGGCTTGACAGATTATCCGAAACAGAATTTTCACAAAGTGCTACATTTAAGGCTAATTCTCAAGGTTTTCCGACAACTAGAAGTTTGAAGGATATAAAAGGGTTAGCCTATGAATTAACAGCAGTAAGCAAATTTGTTGCTAGTAGTTATTCTACCGTAAAAGGCCAGAAGATAGCAAAAGCTGAAATGTTAAAATCATTACAAAAGAATTACCCAAATATAACAGAAGAAAATTATTGGAATTTTATAGAGTTTATGAATTATGCACGTGAAAAATATGGCGGAAAAATTTACGATAGTGAGCAAATAGCCGAACTGTTTAACGTGGCGCAAAAAAAGCAAATTCCGCAACATATATTATTAAGAAGAATTAACGTATTTAGAAAACACATACCCGAGATTCGAGAGCTACCGGATTTTGATAGGCAAGCGGTAGGAATGAGCAGGTCTAAATTCTACGAGAAACTAAAATTCTAGGTGATTAATATGTTGTTAACCAATCAATATACAACTGATTTAAAGCAAATTAAACGGCAAAAGCGCCCGGTTGGGAATAATGCTTATAAGGGTGAGCCGTTTTATTATAAAGACATTGTGTGCGCTTTTGATATAGAGACTAGCAAAATTAAATATAAGGAAGAATATGACAAAATAAAAAAGGAGCTTGTTCCACGGTATCAAGCTTTTATGTACGTGTGGCAATTTCAAATCGGGCTTGAATATACGATTATAGGGAGAACATGGGAAGAGTTTTTAAAATTATGTCACCAAATTTGCAACCAGCTAAGAGACAATGAACGGCTGGTAATATATGTGCATAATTTATCTTATGAGTTCACGTTTTTATCTGGAATATATCATTTCAAACCCGAGGAAGTTTTTGCAGTAGATAAACGCGCTATTTTAAAGTGCATAATGTTTAATAAGCTAGAGTTTAGGTGTTCTTACAGGCTTTCTAATATGTCATTATTGGAATTTACAAAGGCTGAGAATGTAGAGCACCGCAAATATAGCGAAAAATACGATTTTGATTATAATACTATTCGTTATCCATGGACGCCATTAGATTCCGATGAATTATTATATTGTCAAAATGACGTTCTGGGATTGGTTGAAGCTGTGCACAGTCGGTTAAAAAATTACAACGATACTTTATATACTATACCACTTACTAGCACAGGATATGTTAGAAGAGAAGCAAAAAAAGCCATGCGCGGGGTTAATCGCGTATGGCTTAGGGAAATTATGCCAGGGTATGAGGTTTACAAAGCTTTGCGAGAAGCATTCAGGGGAGGGAATACCCATGCAAACCGTTATTATGTGGGAAATATTGTTGAAAATGTTAAAACTATGGATTTAGAAAGCGCATACCCTGCGGCACAAGCATGCTTTAAATTTCCAATGACACCATTCAAACCAATAGAGGAAAAATTTATAACCTATGATAGATTAACCGATTTATTAAATAAAGGAAAAGCGCTGCTTATGCGAGTTGCTTTTTATGATTTTAAATTAAAATATAAATATTGGGGCTTTCCTTATTTAGCAAAGGCGAAATGCAGGGAATGCATGGGAACTATAGAAGATAATGGCAGATTATTACAGGGTCAATATATTGAGACAACCATAACAGATATTGACTTGAAAATTATTATTGATGAATACGATATTAAAGATATTTTATTTATAGATTGTTATTATTCCAATTATGATTATTTACCGGCTTGTTATCTTGAATTACTTAAAAATTGGTATACAAAGAAAACAGAGTTAAAGGGTGATGATAATCATGAATATGAATATAGCAGATTAAAAGCGCTATTAAATTCTATATATGGCATGACTGCACAGGATCCAGTAAAGGAAAGTAATTTGTATATTGATGTAGAAGCCTTTGACAGTATAGAAGCGGTTCAAGAATATATAGGGAATAATATTGACGATTTAGATTTATTTGTTATTGATACCCGGAAAAGCGCTGAAGAATTACTAGAAGAACATAATAAAAGGGCGTTTTTGCCTTATCAATGGGGAGTATGGACTACATGCTATTGTAGGTTAATGCTTGAAAAGGGTTTAAAGCTAGCGGGAGATAATGCTATTTATTGTGATACTGATTCGGTTAAGTATTTGGGCTCTGTAGATTTTACAGAGTATAACCATAGACAGAAAGCAATAGCAAAGGAAAAAGGATTTTCTGCAATAGATAACGCGGGGAATCGTCATTATATAGGCATGTTTACACCTGATAAGGATTACACTAGGTTTATAACCTGGGGCGCTAAAAAATACGCCTTTACCTATATTAAAGACGGAAAAGAAAAGACAGGCGTTACAATTTCGGGCGTCAATAAAAAGCTAGGAGGGGAAGAACTAGAAGAGCATGGAGGTTTAAACGCGCTTTTAAATAGTGGGGAAGGCCCTTCCTTTACCTTTGTAAAGGCGGGAGGTACTGAAAGCGTATATAATGACTTTCCAGAGATAAAGGAACTAGAAGCAGAGGGGAAGATATTACCTATAACGCGAAATGTAGTGATTAAAGATTCAACCTATCAGCTTGGAATAATTCCCGAATATAATAGACTATTACAAGATTGTCATTTATTGCTTAAATGTCTTGACATGGATTGAAATATAATATAATATATATTTAATACTTAAATTATAAGGAGTGTGCGCAATGTTAAACAATGTTACTTTTGTTGGACGTCTTACAGCAGATCCGGAGCTTCGCAATACGCAAGGAGGGACCCCAGTTGTTTCCTGTAGTATTGCAGTACAGAACACCAAAGAGGAAACAGTGTTTATTTCAACTGTTTTCTGGAATAAGCTAGCTGAAACACTGGCTAAGTATTGCACAAAAGGCAGTTTGATTTCCGTTCAAGGCTTTCTTAAAAATGATAAATATAAAGATGTGCAAATTTTGCGCGTGGTAGCGGTTCAATTCCACATGTTGGAGCCTAAAAAAGATAACAAGGAAAACCTACCTTTCTAAAAATCTTCAGAGCGAAAAAAACAGCCGGACGGCTGTTTTTTTCGCATTACAGGAGTGTTAAGGATGAAAACAGAATGGTTATATACACCGGACGAATGGCTGAATGTTCCGGAAATTGTGAAGCGCTGTGAAGCGCAGGGCATTACCTTTATTTATATAGTTGGAGGCCGTGGAACAGGTAAAACCTATGGGGTTTTTGATTATGTTTTAACCAATAATATAGGCTTTACATATTTAAGGCGTACACAATTAGCCTTTGATACTATATTAACTGATGAATTAAACCCCTTTAATCAATACAATAAAGACCACAACATAAATATAATAATGAAAAAAAATACCAAGGTGTCGGCGGGTATTTTTTATGGTATTGAGCAAGACGAGATAATAAAACCAAGTGGCAAGGCTATTGGAGTAGCTGGGGCCTTAACAACCTTTTCTAAATTGCGCGGCCTTAGCGGTGAATGGATGAAACTATTCTTTTATGATGAATTTATACCAGAACGACACGAGAAAAAAATAAAAGGTGAAGCTGCTGCTTTTTTTAATGCTTATGAAACAATAAACCGTAACCGTGAGTTTAAAGGTCAAAAGCCTTTACTAGCAATAGCAGCGAGCAATAGCGAAGATATAGGCTGTAGCTTATTTTTAGAGCTAGGCTTGATTAAACATTTTATGAATATGGAGAAAAAAGGCATTGAGGTTAAATTTATGCCAGAACGTAAAATCTGTTTAATTGATTTGCGTTATTCTGAAATCAGCCGTAAGAAAAAAGAACAGGCCTTATATATTCAAACCAAGGGAACCCGCTTTTATGACATGTCTATAGGGAATAAATTTGATTATAATACAGGGAGTAAAATTGAATCACATTCTCTAAAGGGCTATAACGCTATAGCGGCGATTGGAGAAATTACTATTTATGCAAATAGAAAGGGCGACTATTATATATCACATCATAAGTCAGGAAATCCTGAAACGTTCACAACTGACGACATAGGCATAGCAAGATTTAAAAGCCACTATATACATTTATGGATGGATTACATGGATAATCTGATAACCTTTGAAGATGAAGCCTGTGAAATCGCATTTCAAAAATATTTTGATTGACAAAAAGTTATATTAGAAGTAATATATACTTATGGTATTCCTAACAAACCGGCCAATGTGCAGGCCTCGGAAGGGCGCGCCGGTACAGTTCAACGCACACTAGGAACTTGATTGTTTAGGGCCATAACAAAGAAAGGGGGTGAAGTGATGACTTGTGCAAGCTTCATTCCTTTTCTTGTTGTTATAGTATTTATTATCTTAGATATTATAACCGGATTAGTAAAAGCCTTTTATAACAACTCATATTCATCAAGTGAAATGCGCAAGGGAGGCCTTCGGAAAATTGGGATTTTCCTAGCCGTTGTATTGTGTTATATTGTTGAGGTGTGCTTACCTTATTTAAATATTACAATTAATATTCCAATAACCGTTATAGCGGCGGCGTACCTTGCATTTATGGAAATAACTAGCATTATTGAAAATCTCAGCGCATTAAATCCTAATATTAAGGATTTTCTGGAAAGCATTATAAACAAAATAAAGGGAGGTTCTAAAGATGAAAGTAAATGATATTGTTGAACTGTGCAAAGCGGGCTTCAAAGCTGACCAGATTTTACAGCTTGTTGCCGCAGAGCATAACGAAGGGCAGGGCGCGCCTGCTGCGCCTGCTGCGCCTGCTGCGCCTGCTGCGCCTGCTGCGCCTGCTGCGCCTGCTGCGCCTGCTGTCGATAACTCAGCTATTGAATCAAAGGCGCTTGACCAAATTAACGCAACGCTAAAATCTTTAACTAGCGCAATTCATGCAAATAATATTCAAACCGTCGGCGGTGATTATCCTAAAGACCAGAGTGTTGATGATATTATAACCGCCGCAATCATTAACCCACCTAGTAAAGCGTAATAGCTTTACAATTAACGAATATATAAGGAGTGATCACGAATGAGTGTTAATCAGCTAACAGTAAATCAAGCTGCAACTGTTTTTAATGAAATTGTACATCAGGCAACTGGTCAAACGAATTTGAAGGTTACAGACACCTCGTCATTTGTTTCAGCGGCAACAACAGTTTTGCTCACTGGATATGATAAGTTATTGACCGCGATGTCACAGGTATTGACCCGTACAATTTTTAGCATTAGACCGTATAATGCTAAATTTGCAGGACTTAGAGCGAGTCCGGAACGGTTCGGCAATCATACACGTAAAGTAAATTACCTTGATGATGATTTTGAGGATTCGCCCGCCTTTGAATTACAGCAGGGGCAATCTATTGACATGTACACCGTCAATAAGCCGCGCGTAGTTCAAACTAATTTCTATGGTTTTAACACCTATGCCAAGCATAAAACCTTTTACGACAATCAACTTGACATGGCTTTAAGAAATCCTGAAGAGTGGGCACAATTCTTCAATGGTGTTATGGTTAACATTAACAGCCAGATTGAACAGGTGCATGAAAACGTAGCAAGGGCTACTATTGCAAACTTTATTGGCGGTATTAATGTTGCCAATCAATCATGCGTGGTTCATCTGCTCACAGAATACAACACTTTAACCAGTCAAGAATTAACAGTGAATGATATTTATAAATCAGACAACTTTATCGCCTTTGTGCGCTGGCTATATGCCAAGATTGAGGTTCTCAGTAATCGTCTGACGGAACGCACTCAGCTATGGCATGTTAACATTGTCGATAATGAAGTTAAGCGGCATACCCCTAAAAATAAACAAAAGGTTTACTTGTTCAACGATTTCATGAGCCAGGCGCGGACGATGGTTTTGTCTGATTTGTTCCAGCGCGATAGTATGAAAATGGTTGACTATGAAGGGGTTAACTTCTGGCAATCCATTGATTCGCCGGACAGCATAGACGTGACACCTGTATATACAAAGGCGGATGATGGCACGCTGGTAACTGGTGTAGAACAAAAAATTAATAAAGTCCTAGGCGTTATTTTCGACGAGGAAGCAATTGGATTTATGCCTAAAAATCAAGCTATGGGCGCAACGCCGCATAACGTCGCAGGCCGTTATACTAATCTATGGTGGCATTGGGACGAATGCTATTATAATGATTTTACGGAAAATGGTATCGTTCTTCTACTGGACTAATAAAAAAAGCCCCGTTAATTCGGGGCTTTTTTAGGAGGTGTAAGCGTTGGAATGTTATCTTTATACATTTTCTAAAAAACAGAATAGCACAAAAATACCAACTAATGGCACATTATTTGATATTAATTTCCTAAGTCCCACGGATATGCTAAACCCTAACATTGAGTTAATTCTTGATTCAGAACCATATGCTTATAATTACGCGTATATTTGGAGAACTCACCGCTATTATTTTGTTTCAAACTGGACATGGGACGCAGGGCGCTGGATTGCTTCGCTGTCTGTTGACGCTTTGGCAAGCTGGAGGACTGAAATAGGAAAACAAAATATTTATGTTTTGCGTGCAACAACGAACGCAAACCATTATATTAAAGATCCTTATTATCCTATTACTAATAACATTACTGTTGATAAACAAGCTACTGATGATCTGTGGACATTATCACAAATAGGCGTTCCATTAAATAATGGTACTTTTGTTATAGGATTGGTTTCTGATAGTGGAATCCCTACATATTATATGGCTGATTATTCAAGGTTAACTAGGTTTATAGACTTTATTTACTCTGATGAATTTTTAAGAACCGTATCAGATGGATGGTCGCAGTTTGATCAAAGTTGGAAAACTCGTTTTAATCCTATTGATTATATCACATCCATTATATGGTTGCCATTAACTCAATCAATAATTATGGATACACCAGCAAAAATAGGGTACTGGGACGCGATAGCATTAGGTGCTTTGGTTGGTACTGAGTTCATGCGTACAGTAACGTTTTCATTACCAGACCATCCGCAATCTTCACCACGAGCATATTTAAATTATGAACCCTATAGCAACTATTCTATATATGTCCCAAGGGTTGGCATAATTCAATTACCATCTGATTTAGCGCGACGAGGTAATAACACTTTAACTGTGCGTGTTGATGGGGTTACAGGCAGGGGTGTTATTACAATAACATCTAATGCTGGGACTTATTATAAAGAATCTTGTACTATTGGAGTACCTATACCATTGTCAGGAGTTAGACAAGCCGGCCTAGATTCAATACTTTTAACAACCTCATTACTGCCGATGGTTACTAATTTAGCAACGGGCAATATTGCAGGTGCTGGACTATCCGCAGTATCAGCTTCATATAATATAAGTCAGCGAATAACGCCGCAATCCTCAAGTATTGGAGGTTCTGGAATTATTGATGAAGGAAATGCTTGCATAGTAAATTCTGTTTTTAGACATATAACATCAACATCAATCCCAGATTTGGGGGCACCTGTATATGCATCACGTACTATATCAAAATCACCCGGTTTTATTATTGGCTATCATGCTGACATTGAAATACCATGCACCGACAACGAACTAGAAACTATTAAAAATTATATAGAAGGAGGGTTTTTCTATGAATGATATATATAGGCAAGGTGCACCTTATGATTATAATCATATCAACATTTATAACAGTGAGATTTCACCCTCTACAGTGCATAGCCAAAACGCAGCTTTAACGGGCTATTTTAGGCGTTATTTACTACAAAAGGCTATGAGTACCTTTAAATGGAAATTTCCCGAATTTTGGGCCGAAAATTACCTTTTATACTGCCTGTATTGTTGGGGCAGCTTTACTATTTTCAATACTGATAAATTCGGAGTTATTGCGAACGGGTGCACACTGGGCGGCTATAATGTATTTTATCAACCCTTGTTTTGCGTGGTGGCTAATCCGCTTTTAAAAGGCTCTAGGAAGCTAATTATTGATAAGCAATGCACTTTAATTTATATGCAGCCTGATTATGGCGGAATTATGGATTTAGTTAATTATTATGCTGAATTGATGGCAATTACCAGTGAAGCGCTATCGTTAAATATGTTCAATAGTAAACTAACCTACGCATTCGCTGCTAGAAATAAGAGTACAGCAGAAAGCTTCAAAAAAATGCTCGATATGGTTAACCGTGGCGATAGCGCCGTATTTTATGATAATAAGCTAGTCAATAATCAAGGGGATCCTTTGTTTCAGTATTTTCAATCAGACCTAAATAAAAATTATATCTCAAGTGATATTCTGGTAGACCTTCAGAAAATAGAGAATCAATTTGCGCAAGACATAGGTTTGCCAAATGCCAACACCGAAAAGAAGGAAAGGCAAATTGTTGACGAGGTTAATGCGAATAATGTGGAAACATTTACACGCTGCGATATGTGGCTAAAAACATTAAAAAAACAATGCGAGAAAGCTAACAATATGTTTCAAGCTGATTTGATTTCTGTTGATTGGCGTGTAAATCCTTTAGAAAATGGAGGAGGTGTTATGAGTGAAAGCCTGGCTGTCAATTCTAGGCCTGTATAACTATGATGATTCAATTTTTGATAAATTCGTAGTGCCGACAGGCATGGATAAAGAACTAATTATTAATAACATTTTACTAGAGCTTGCAGAGCTTGAGGTCATATACCCTGAACCTAACACTATGAAGAACGCTATTGGCTTCTGGTCACAAGGCCAGCTTGACAGCTGGCAAAGAATGTATGACGCTATGCAATTAGAATATGACCCTATTTATAATTATGACCGCTTCGAAGAATGGCTTGATTCTAATCAATCACATTCTAACTCAACCGGTACCAGTAACGGCACTTCAAAACATCAGGTAAACGCATTTAACAAAGGACTTACAGACAGTGACAACAATATAGTAGATAATACAAATACTGATAATTCAAATGGTTCTTCGATAGGCGCACATAATGGGCATATGTATGGAAACATAGGGGTGACTACAAGTCAAGATATGCTCCTTAGCGAGGTCAACGTCTCTAAATTCATAGTACAGGATTATATAATTGAACAGTTTAAAGACCGGTTTTGTCTTTTAGTTTATTAGTGAAAGGATGATTATAATGGCTTTTGAACAATTTCCATATAGCAATTTCCACGACCTAAACCTTGATTGGATTATTAGTGAAGTAAAAAAGGCAATTGAAGGTTTTAAAGCGCTTTCCGCCAAAACAGATGATTTTGAAACAACTTTAAATAATGCGCTTGAATATATCAATAATTATTTTAAAAATCTTGATGTTCAAGAAGAAATTAATAATAAATTAGAAGAAATGAAAAAGAACGGCGAACTTGCTGCTATTATCGCGTCGTTCCTTAAAGCGCCTAATTATTACTTATCTGTTCAATCCATGGTTGCTGACACCACTATTACAAAAAATTCAGTAGCAATCACAGCAGCCTATAAGACAGCTGCTAATGATGGAAGCTGTCTATATTGGATTCACACGCCTAAAAGTTATGATTTTGAAATAGCCCTGTCTAATAATTTGTATGCATACCCGTGCCCAATGGGCATCCCTACTGTTCGGGAATTTGGCGCAACAGCAAATAATGACATTGAAACACCATTAAAAAACTTAATTAATTATAGTACTATTACAAACAACCCTTGTGATATTAGTGGACAGTATCAACTAACAAACCCACAATACATAAACAAAAAATATCTAGCTAATTATAATTTAACATCAGATGCGGGCGTTGTGTATACTAAAAATATTGATATAAACACTAATGGCTATGACTATATTCAAAGTGATTCCAGAATAACAACGGGCGTCCAGGGCGGATGTTGCGTTGACATTAATTATACGGGGGAAAGCACCCAATATGTTACGTTATCAGCAGAACATCAAGTAATACTTTATAATAAAGATTTTAAGGTTGAGGCGGTAAACACAGGGCCGAATATATTGGGACGTGGTAACGATATTACATTTAATGGATATACTTCAACTTACTACGTTGCACCTATGACCAATAACGGAACCATTTGCACATCGAAAAGTTATAAGGGTCCATGGACTGAAAAGACGTTGCCTGAAATTACAGAGCCGGTTTCTAATGTTGCTTATGATCCAGTTAACAGATGTTTATATGTTTATGGCGGGGGGTTGTATATCTATAACCCTGATACTTGGGAATTAATTCATCAAGTTCAACTGAATCATGCTAATAGGCCTAACCCGTTGCTTCCTAACTCGTTCCAGTATACAGTGACACAAGGTTCTTTCTGTTATAATGGTATGTGGTGTTTATCTTCCAGCGTATTCCTTAACGATGCATATCAGCAGGGGGAAACAAGGATTGCAACATTCGACCTTGAAACCGGTAATATCAAGCAATGGTGGATTATCCCTATTCCTTATTCAGGATATGAACAAGAATGCGTTATGGTTGATTATTACGGAATTAGAACGGTAGCCGTTGGAAATGATAAATCATTGTGCGGAAGATTCATGCCTTTTGGTTATGGTGACATTCAAAAAGGAATTTCTCATGAAGAATTTACGGTATATGTTGATGAAAGTAAAACAGCTATGGGTGATGGATTGAGTGAAGATTCACCCATGAATAGTTTATTTAACGCTATTAGAACCTATGGTAATAGGCCGGGCGTTACTTATTGGCTCCTTAATAATGTTACTAAAGGCTTTACAGTTGGGAATATGGCGCAAGCATGCGTAATCTATGGAGGAAATAGCAATTCTTACGGTTTTGCTGCTAGTTGCACGTTTGCAAGATGTTATAATATACAGTTACTGAATTTGACGAATACAGCAGTTTTAAACTTCCAAAGCTGTACAGTAACAGGTAAAAATATCATAGTAAATAACGTGACCGCTGGAAATTATAAGGCAGCTTTCAACTGTACGGCGGCAAGTACTGTGCATTTTGAAAGTCTTACCGCTAATGGTTGCGATACTGTTTTACGCTCTGGAAGTGGTTCTATAGTAATATCACCAGTTGACGGCTCTTCTAATACTGTAGGTCTACAATGTCAATATGGAGGTTTCGGAATGACTTGGGGTTCTGGAGCTACAACAAAAGGAAAACGTGACACAAATTCTAGTTGCTTAGTTGAAGGTGTGTTAATATCCGCAACTTAATAAAAAGGTTCAGGTATTACCTGAACCTTTTTTATTCTCGTTTTTCATATCAGTTAATCGCTTATTAAGAAAATTATAAATACATGTTGAACAAGGCATATTCTTTAGACATTTATAACGGTATGTATTATTATGGCAGAAATCACACTTTGCTAAAATTTTACTAATTGACAAAACAATATCTTTTCCCTCTATGGCTCTTACTCGTTCCGAAAGTATATTCTCAGTTCTTAAATTAATTAAATAGTCTTCAGTAAAGAACTTTTCTAATCTCATAACTTCCCTTCGCATCATTAGTTCTAATTGTTTAATTGTCTTCTTGGTCATTATTCAAATCCTCCACTAAATCAGTCATTAAAATATCAACCTCTAAATTATGGTTTTTATCAAAATTAAGCCTAATATACACAGCGCCACCAGAAACTACATAGGCAGTATAACCACTTTCAAACTCAATAGGAGCCGTTGCAAATGGTGTCAATGCGCTTTGTGATGAAATTTCTGTAAGTTTAAAAAATCTATAATTTGATTCCATTATTCAAATCACTCCAGTCCATTCAATAATTTACTTTCATATGGCAACCCTTTCTAAATGTTTGATTATATAGTAGCACTAATGAATAACATTGTACAGTTACAATATTGTTACTATTGGTTACAGAATTGATATTTGTAACGGTGTTACATTGGGGAAGTCCAGGGATACCCCCGGGGGTATATTAGGGTGCTTT